ATGAAACCATATACATTAGAAAGTACAGCAGCTTATAAGGCATTAACCCCTGAAGAGAAAGCAAAAATTGTAAACGGGGCGGGAGCTGCAGACCAGTGGATTAGTAGTTTCATCCCTAATACAATGTATGGATTAGACGTAACGGAATGCTTTAACATTCATGATTTTGACTATCATGTAGGCGTATCACGTAAGGATAAGAATGTAGCAGATCGCCGTTTGTTGGAAAACCTCATGATTGCCATTAATGCTAACAGTGGTTTTATTATGGGTATGCTTCGTAGACGTAGAGCACTTAAGTATTATGAGGCAGTTCATAAATTTGGTGATGATGCATTTTTTAAGAATAAGTAATGAGTTTAGAACAAATACGAGAGGCTGCTGAGGCAGACCTCGGAACATTTATCCGATTAGTAGCCCCACACAGAGTTTTGGGTGCTATTCATGAAGAGCTAATAGAATGGTGGACACGTAGCGAGGCTAAAGATCATCAACTAACCCTACTCCCACGAGATCACCAGAAAAGCGCAATGATTGCTTATAGGGTGGCTTGGACGATCACTAAAGATCCATCAAGCACATTCCTGTACATATCTAGCACATCTGGTTTAGCTGAGAAACAGCTCTACTTCATCAAGAATATACTCGATAGTAAAATCTATCGTAGGTATTGGCCTGATATGACTCACCCTGATGAAGGTAAGAGAGAGAAGTGGACTAACGATGAAATTATAGTTGATCACCCTAAACGTAAGATGGAGGGAGTTCGAGATGCTACGATTAAAACTGCGGGTCTTACAACTGGAATTACTGGTCTTCACTTTACACATGCGGTACTCGATGATGTGGTGGTTAAGGAAAATGCGTACACGAATGAGGGACGTAAGAAGGTAGAAGGACAATATTCCCTGCTATCTTCTATTGAGTCTACAGGTACAGGCAAAAACTCTTCTGGTGCGTATGAGTGGGCTGTAGGCACACGCTACCATCCTAAGGACTTATACAATTCTCTCATGACTATGGAAGAGGACGTATACGGCTCTGACGGAGAGGTTCATGATACAAAGAATGTTTATGAGGTGTTTGAACGTCAAGTCGAGGATAGAGGAGATGGTTCAGGTGAGTTTATCTGGCCTAGACAACAGAATAAGAATGGTCGTTGGTATGGATTTACCAAAGAGATTTTAGCAAAGAAACGTGCTAAGTACGTTGATAAGATTCAATACTATGCTCAGTATTACAACAACCCTAACGAAGGTAACGAAGGTAGGATTGACGCATCTAACTTCCAATATTATGACAGGAAGCATCTCAAGAGTGAGAATGGAGAATGGTATATTAATCGCAAAAAGGTGCGACTCTATGCAGCAATTGATTTCGCTTTCTCGTTGAGAGCTAAGGCTGATTACACTGCTATAGTTGTTATTGGAATTGACGTTGACCACAACATATATATCGTTGATATATCTAGGTTTAAGGTTAATAGTGTCAGCGGATACTACAAGGAACTTATGATTCTTCTAGAGAAGTGGGACTTCCGTAAGCTTCGTGCCGAGGTTTCTGTAGGACAGAAGGTTATCGTACAAGAACTGAAGAACTCTTATCTCAAACCTAACGGCATACCTCTGTCTATTGACGAGTATACGCCTAGCAGATTTGATGGTAGTAAAGAAGAAAGAATGTCAGCGGTGCTAGACCACAGATACGAGAATCAAATGATTTGGCATTACAAGGGTGGCAACTGCCAATCCTTAGAAGAGGAGCTTATCTTAGCACGACCTCCTCATGATGATATTAAGGATGCATTGGCTGCAGCAATCAGCATAGCTAAAGCTCCTGCCAGAAGAATGCAGAGAGAACAGCAAGTAGTTAATATTCGCAGTCATAATCGCTTTGGAGGCATATAATGACGAACAAGGTATTAGAAATTCGAGGGCTCATAAAGGAAAATTCATCTTCATTAGCAGAGGCCATTAGAGAGCGGTATGAGCAGCTTCGCATCCAGAAGATGCAGAAGGAAGCTGAATGGAAGGAGGTACAGAAGTATATCTTTGCTACTGATACATCTACCACATCAAACTCTACCCTTCCTTGGAGGAACACCACCACTATTCCTAAAATAGCTCAGATTAGAGATAATCTACATGCTAACTACATGGATGCCCTCTTCCCTAATGACAACTGGTTGGTATGGGAAGGTGATAGTTTACAAGACGTTGAAATTAAGAAGCGTAGAACAATCGAAACCTACGTCAAGAACAAAGCTATTAACTCTGGTATCCGTGAGGTAATGTCTGACTTGATTTATGACTACATCGATTTCGGTAATGCATTCGCAGAGGTAATTTGGGTTAATGATACACACTTCGACCCTGTTCTTCAAGAAGAAGTTACTACATACGCTGGCCCTCGTGTACGCCGCATATCTCCTTACGACCATGTATTTGACGCAACAGCAGCAACTTATGCTAACGCTCCTAAGTTTACACGTTACCTCAAGTCTATAGGAGAACTAAAGAAAGAAATCAAAACTCGTCCAGACTTACAGTTTGACGAGAAGGTATTACAGCAAGCTATTGATTTACGTCATAGTATCTCCGCTTATGACATGGAAGACACTAATAAAGCAGAGGGATATACAGCCGATGGATTTGGAACATATTCTGAGTACTTGGGATCTCATCTTGTTGAGCTCATTGAGTTTGAAGGTGATTGGTATGATGTTCATACTGACGAGCTCATGGAGAACAGAATCATAACCATCATCGATGGTGATAAGGTATTACGTAACATAGAGAATCCCAACTGGCTAGGTGTGGATAATAAGGTTCACGTAGGCTGGAGAGACAGACAGGACAACCTGTATGGCATGGGTCCACTGGATAACCTCATCGGAATGCAATACCGCATTGACCATCTTGAGAACCTTAAGGCAGATGCGTTAGACGCTACAATCAATCCTCCTAAAGTTATTAGAGGTGAGGTAGAACCTTTTGTATGGGGGCCGGGAGCAGACATACGTGTACCTGAAGATGGCGATGTTGCAATTCTTCCACCTAACCAAGCAGCTTTCCAAGTTAACAACGAGATAGCTTTCTTGATGCAGACAATGGAAGAAATGGCTGGTGCTCCTAGACAAGCTATGGGTGTACGTACTCCTGGTGAGAAGACAGCTTTTGAGGTACAAACCCTAGAGAACAACGCTGGTAGAATCTTCCACTCCAAGACAAACAAGTTTGAGATTCTTCTCCTTGAGAAGGTGATGAACCTGTTCTTAGCTACCGCTAAGATGAACTTGGATATGAAGGACATGGTGAGGGTTATGGACAATGACTTGGGTGTTGTAGAGTTTATGTCTGTTACCAGACAGGATATTACAGCTAAGGGTAAGCTACGGCCTATAGGTGCTCGTCACTTTGCAGCTAGAGCGCAACTCATGCAAAACCTACAAGGTATTGCTGCAGGCCCATTAATGCCTCTTGTACAAGCTCACATGTCTAGAAAAGCCTTAACATCTCTGGTAGAAGAAACAATGGGTCTGAACAAGCATCAATTGTTCCGTGAAAACATAGGTATAACGGAGGAAATGGAAACTCAACGTATGTTACAGCAAGGTGAAGCACAGTTACAGAACGAACAGGCTGTACCACTTGAAGAGAACTTCGGAGGTCTTTAATTAAAAAAGACTTGACTTTTGTCTAGATTTATGGTAAACTAACTTCTTTATATATTCATAAAGACGTTAAATGATCAAATGGCAATTAGAAGTACCTAATATAAAAGCATTATTAGAGACAGGAACTACCATAGAAGAGATAGGTTTTTCTTACGGAGTATCTAAACAACGAATTTATCAAATAATGACTAAATTTAATTTAGATACTAATGTTAAGAAGCGAAAGTCATTTCTAAAAGGTAAGGGCATAGATGTTTATTGGTTTAATAAAATGTTAAGTGCTAAAGGCTTTTCTGAGGAAGATAGAAAATCTTTATTAGAGGAGTACAAATTACCTAGTAAATGTCCTATGTTAGATATAACCTTAAATTATTCTGGTACAGGAGAAACTGGATGGAGTAGAGATGATTGTAGCCCATCTATAGACAAAATTATACCAGCTTTAGGGTATATTAAGTCTAATATACAAGTAATTAGCTGGAGGGCTAATAGGATAAAAAATGACGCTACTTTTGAAGAATTCGAAAAGATTTATAATTTATCAGTGGAAACTATACCGACAGCGAAACCAAACCGTCGAAACGATTTACCAGATTTAATTTATAAAGATCAGTTTTCGAAATGGAATGCTATTGC